TTCTTGACGGCTTAACATATTCTGATATAATGGTTACAGAAAAATATTGGCGCTATCATTTCGCTAAAGGCGTAGAGTACATCAAGAAGGAGCTGGGTCTGTGAGTCATTTTATTGTGGAGCATCGTATCAAAGGGGACTATGTTATGGAGACAATACACGGAGTTGAAGACATTGATTGTTCAAGATTCAAAGACCTACTTGGTATCTGGGTTTGCGATTCACTAGAAGAGTGCCGCACTATGGAAAAAGAATTAAAGGAGATGCGACATGCACGATCAAGTCAACAATCCTAAACACTACACCAGCCATCCAAGCGGTATTGAGTGCTTAGAAATTACACGACACATGGGTTTTAATCTTGGTAATGTTATGAAGTATATTTGGCGGGCAGACCTCAAAGGTAAAGATATTCAAGACTTGGAGAAAGCTGCTTTTTATTTACGTGATGAAATTGAATTGCGGAAGAAACAAAAAGCCGCAGATATGGAGTGTGGAAAATGAACGCAGTTATGTTTGTGGCAATTATGTGCTTGGGTCAGCAATGTGACTTTGTAGTCAGTAATGAGCCAATATCAGAAGTAAAATGTGAACAGCTAAAGAAAGAGTTTTTGTCTTTGCCTTTCAAGCCAGAAATGACTTTTGCGGCAACCCAATGTGTGAGAGTAGATGAACAAAAGGTGAGACTATGATTGTAGAAATTGACGATGATTGCGTAGATAAAATTGTCAGCCAAGAAATAATGAAAAGTTATATCTGGCTAACAGCTGATTTAAAATACGCTAAGAAAAATCCTAACGCATACCATGAGGACGATGTTGCTAGTTGGGAAACATTGATTCCGGCATTAGAAGAAGTAGGCCGCTACTTTACATATGATTGGGATGGACAACTCAAAAAGATGAAAAAGGCGATGAAGAAATGAAACTCTTTTGTGAATATGATCGCTTTGAATTAGAACAAGACATCATCAAAGCATGGGGTGTTGTAGATATGATTGATGAACTTATTCGCCAACACTTAGACAGACCAGAAGGCGCTTTTAGTGAAGATGAATTAGCCAATCGATTAGAAGGCATTAAGTATGTTTCCGAAATGCAATTCCAGCGTTTGTGGGATGGTTTTGAAGTAATGATTAAAAAAGGCCACTTCACCAAAACTCGATTTGGTGATTCTCCAGAAATAGCAATACCCGATAATGATGTAGAAATTGATGTTAAAAAGAAAGGTAAGAAATGAACGACACAGTAGATGTACAAGCAACTCCAGCAGATCCATTGGCAGATAAGATTATGACTTTGAAGTTTTCTGTAAGTGACCTCAATGGCATTATCAACGCATTAAATCAACCATATCAAACTCCAGCAGTTTTGTTGGCTAATATTATTGCCGCAATCCAATCACAGTGCGCGCCACAGATTGATGCTTTAAATGCCAACGCAACAGCGGAGACACCAAGTGAACCTCAAGCAACTGCTTAAACGCGCAGGTGTCAGTAATGACATCATCGCAGAAGTTGAACGCAAGTCTGCTCGTACCAGCGCAGAACAGGAAATTGAGCATCAAGAAAAGGCTGCAGCTATGGCTAAGATGATGCTCAATGATGTTCTGCCACATTTGCGTAAAGCTATGGAGACGCAAGACAAAGTCCCATCAAAACCAAAGCGAACAATTATCATCCCTGATTAGGGCGGTTTTGGTCGTATTTTTGCATTAGTATAGTTAGGACACGCTGTGAAGCGCTCCTGCGAGCGTAAAGAAGCTCTGCATTTGGACTGGGGACGCTCGGTCGTGACAGCCCGGAAAGACGGGCACCAAATACTATAAGAGGACGAAATGGACGACTTTAAAAAATTGCCTAAAATGAAAACCGGTGGTTCAGCCAAACCCGGCCTCTATGCCAACATCCATGCTAAACAGGAGCGTATCGCACACGGCTCAGGAGAGCGTATGCGCAAGCCCGGCTCTGCTGGAGCCCCTACCAAGGAAGCATTCGTAGAGTCCGCCAAAACGGCTAAAAAGGCTACTGGCGAGTCTGTTAAACATGACGAACCCATCGCTAAAACAACCACTGGCAAAAACCGCCACTATTTGAGCACTAAAGAAGGTGCAGGCATGACAGAAGCTGGTCGTAAAGCTTACAACGCCAAAAACGGCAGTCATCTTAAAGCACCACAGCCTGAAGGTGGATCGCGCAAAGACTCATTTTGCGCTCGTATGTCTGGCGTTAAAGGCCCCATGAAAGATGAAAATGGAAAACCAACAAGAAAAGCAGCAGCACTAAAAAGATGGAAATGCTAATGGCAACCAAAAAACCATCACCAAAGAAAAAAGAATTTACTGAAGAAATGGCTCAGACCGTTTTAGAGTTGGGCAAACAAGGCGCATCCCAAAAAACCATGTATGCTGCAATTAACATCAGCAAATCCACTGCAGCAAGATGGAAAAAAGAAATTCCAGAATTTGAAGAAGCAATGTCTTTGGCAACAACTTACGCTCAAGCATATTGGGAGTCCATGATGCTTGCTAACATTGACAACAAAGCATTTAATTCACGCGTTGCAGAGCTTGCTTTGAAGGGACAATTCCCCGATGATTATGGTCAGCGTCTAGATATAAAACAAGATATCAAACAAGAAGTAAAGATAGATTTCACAAAAGAAGTAAACGACTTAATTAAGTCACTGAAGTAAAACAACAAGGGGGAATAGGCTTAGCGGCCGTGCCTGTGCTTACTCACAGGCTACCCACCAAATAACCAGTAAGGGTTTCATGAAAACTTGTAAAAAGTGCAACGTTGAAAAAGCGTTATCTGAGTATTACAAATCAAAAAAGAATTTAGACGGATTAGACGGTACTTGTAAAGCTTGCCGAATTATTTATTCCACTCAATGGCAAAAAGACAACCCAGAAAAGAAAAGAGCAACTTGGCGAAAAGCCAATTACAACCGCTATGGCATAACACATCAGGATAAACTTGATATGGTAAAAGCACAGAACAGTAAATGCGCTATCTGTGAAAGGGAATTAGATACCGAATTTCAAGCTTGTGTGGATCACTGCCATACAACTAAAGTTATCCGTGGAATTTTATGCAGAAATTGCAACGTTGGAATAGGCCTTTTTAAAGATTCTTTGGATATTCTTAAATCCGCCCAAAATTACTTAAAAAGATATTCCAAAAAATAGAGGCAGTTTTGTAGTATAATTTGCATTAGTATGTATAGACACTAAAAAGGTAAAAATGACAGCGCATGCCCTACTCTCAGCTTCGGGCTCTAAACGATGGCTTTCTTGTACGCCATCAGCCAGATTAGAAGCAACTCTCCCAGATCCAAAACGCAGCACCAAGGGGATAGATTTCTCTGCTGAGGGCACATTAGCCCACTCGCTTGCAGAAATCCGTTTACGACAATATTTTAACCAGATAGGGTATGAAGAATATGAAGCAGAATACGAAGAAATCAAAAACCACGAAATCTATCAAAATTATACATCCGATGAACGAGACGACTTCGAGGCTAATGTCGATAATTACGTTCTATATGTCCGCTCTCAAATTGGCGAAGGCGATACCCCGTTATTTGAACAGCGCGTGGATTTCAGTGACTGGATACCTGACGGTTTTGGTACTGCGGACGTCGTTATACTTTCAAAACATTCAATCCGAGTAATCGATTTAAAATTTGGTAAAGGAGTACCCGTAGATGCTAAAGATAATACTCAACTTCGTTTATACGCTCTTGGGGCGTACGCCAAGTTCAAAGAAGAATACCCAGACATCAAGGAAGTCACGTACACAATCCACCAGCCAAGACTTGACTCTATTAGCAGCGATGGGACGACCATCACCAAGCTCGTCGACTGGGCAAACTACTTCGTCAAGCCCAAAGCCAAGAAAGCGTGGAGCGGCGCAGGTGAGTTCCTCCCCGGCGAATGGTGCCAGTTCTGTAAAGCCAAAGCGCAGTGCCGCGCCCGCTCAGACTTCAACTCGGACCTCGCAAAGCTCGAGTTCCAAACCCCAGCCCTCCTCACCGAAGAAGAGTTCAGCGAAGTCCTCACCAAAGCGCAAGACCTCCGTACGTGGGTAAATGATGTTGAAGAATATGCGCTAACCCGCGCAGTTGAGCAAGAAGTTATTCCGCCCGGCTTTAAGTTATCTACCACATCAACTCATCGT